TTTACAAAAATGTGCGCTTAATTTTCATATAATTATGAAAAAGGAGGCGTAAATAATATGTATTATATATATAAAATTGAAAATATAGTAAATAATAAAAAATATATTGGTTTAACTAATAATATTATTAGAAGAAAATCAAGACATTTTACAGATTTAAAATATAATAGGCATGATAACTCTTTTTTACAAAAAGAATTTAATATTTATGGACAAGATAATTTTACTTTTACAATTCTTTTTAAAGGAGATATATCAGAAAAAGAAATTGGAGAAAAAGAAAAATATTATATAAAAATATATGATAGTTATAGAAATGGTTATAATTAGAATGAAGGAGGCAATTTTGGACCTTCTAATGGCGGTAGTCATTTAACTTAGTCTGATATTTTTAATATTTTAGCGGTTTTAGATTTTATGTCTCGACCAGGCCAAGTTTTATCTGATATATTTGAAGTTAGTAGAACAACAATTAGCAGAATTAAAAAAGGTGTTAATCATACCAAATTTAAAGAAGAATATGATAAATTATCTTTTGAAGAAAAAAAGAATCTTTATTCTTCTTTTTGTAAAGATATGGATTTAATTACTAAAAAGGCTAATTCGAGTAAATTAAGTAAAAAGAGACAACTATCATAGGAGTAGGTTTTTTTAATTTATTTAAATGAGGAATTAGGACGACCTATTGGTATTGCTGATTTAGTAAAGAAATGTAAGGTAAGTAGTAATAATACTATATATAGCATTTTAAAAAAAGAAACTTATTTAGATTATTATTTATTATATCAAAAATTAACCTAGTCTGAAAAAGATAAATTAGCGACTTTATTATGTAAATAATATCGAATAATCCCTTGAATTGCGGGGAAGTCCTATATAGGATAATCCGCAGCCAAGCCTTAAAAAAGGAAGGTTCAACGACTATCTCGAAAGAGAGTAGGCTCAAGCGAGTCGAAGCGGGGGGCACCCTAAATATATATAGGGTGATGATATAGTCTACTCTATATAGTAATATATAGCAGTTCATAAGAGAACGGGCATAGAAGTAGCGATCTATGTTGAATATAAGGAACAACAGCAGGTTATAAAGGAACTTATCCATATGAGCGTTTAATAGGCTTTTTAGTGCGTATGGTTACTTAGCCAGATCGTTGTATGGTTATGGGTGGAACTTGGAGACTGCCAGTAGAAGTAGGTCTACAAAGTAAAACATTTATTTAGGATTAGAAAGACGAAGGTACATTTAATGAGGCTTCTTTTGAACGTGAATACGAGTCTCGCTGGACAGGAGACGTTGAGGATGCATTCTTTAATGCGGAAATGTTTAATAGAGGTCGTATTTTAAAACAACCAGAACATGAAGCGTCTGGTAGAATAGGTAAAAATTCTTATTATATACTTTCAGTGGATGTTGGTAGAAAAGGGTGCGAAACAGTATGTTGCGTATTTAAGGTTACTCCACAGCCACAAGGCCCATCTCTAAAATCTTTAGTGAATATTGTTCCTATTGATAATGAACATTTTGGAGATTAGGCTTTAGAATTAAAAAAATTATATTATAAATATAAGGCTCGTCGTTTAGTCATAGATGGTAATGGTTTAGGTATAGGTTTAATTGATTATATGGTTAAACCATCTATTGATCCTGATACTAATGAAACTTTACCAGATTTTGGTGTATATGGCGGTACATAGGATGATGCGGTAGAAACATATAAAAAATATCGTACTCCAATGTGTGAAGAAAATGCCATTTACATTATGAAGGCTAATGCTCCAATTAATACAGAGGCTCATACTTGCGCGCAGGTGAATTTATCTGCGGGTAAAGTAAAAATGCTTATTGATGAAAGAGAAGCAAAGATTAAATTATTAAATACTAAAGTTGGTAAAAATATGAGACCTGAAGAAAGGTCAATTTATTTAAAACCATTTACTTTAACTTCCATATTAAAAGAAGAGATGATGAATCTTCGTGAGGAAAATGAAGGTACAAACATTATTTTAAAACAAGCAAATAAAAGCATAAAAAAAGATAAGTTTTCCGCTTTTGAATATGGATTATTATATATTTAGAACGAAGAAGATAATAAGAAAAGAAGAAAGAAATTTAATGCAAGTGAATGGATGTTTTTAAATTAATAGGAGTGATAAAAATGCGAGCTTCTAGAGCAGAAATTTGTATAGAAGAAATATTACGTGAAAATAATCTACCATTTAAAATGGAATATAGTTTTCCAGATTTAAAAAGTCCAAATGGAAGACCTTTGCGTTTTGATTTTGTCGTTTTTGATGACGATGGAAAAATTGATTTTATTATAGAGTATTAGGGTAGACAACATTATGAGCCTAGCCAAAAATTTGGTGGAAAAAAAGGTCTTTATCAATAGCAATATAATGATAATCGAAAACGTAGATTTTGTGCTTTGCATGATTTTAATTTAATTGAAATTCCGTATACAGAAGAAAATTTAATTAGTTATGATTATATTATGCATAAGGCAGGTTATTAAAAAATCGAAAGGAGGTTATTATTTTGGATATTGACCATCAATTAGATGTATTAAAATAGCAACGCAGAGAAACTATTTATAGTAAAGGTTTCAATATGTTGTAGGATAATCGTTTATTAAATTATCGTACAGCTAACTCTACTATTAAAGTGGGGCCAAGAAAATTAAATAATGCTGTTTTAGATTTAGGAGATACACGCCGTGTGGCTCCATTAATTCCTTATCACGATAAAAGACTGTTATTAAATAGTATTATTAAAAATGATTATAAACGATTAAGAGAATTTTCTAACTTTTTTTATAAAACAAATGGAATTTACTCTAAATTATGTCAATACGTAGCATTTATGTATAGATATGACTGGTATTTAGTTCCAGAAGTATTAGATAATAATGTTGCGGAAGATAAAATTTTAAAAGATTTTTCTAAAATGTTGAATTATTTAGATAATAGTTATATTAAAAAGATTTGCGGCGAGATGGCTTTAAAGGTGCTTATTAACGGTTGTTATTATGGATATTTAGTTCCTTCAAAAAATTCTATTCTTATCCAAGAGCTACCGGTTGACTATTGCCGCACAACTTATTCAATCAGAAATATGCCCGTTGTAGAATTCAATATGAAGTATTTTGATGAACATTTTAAGGATTCTAATTATCGTATGCGTATTTTAAATTTATTTCCTGAAGAATTTAAAAAAGGATATGCCCTATATAAAAGGGGTAAATTGTTAGCCGACCATAATGGTGATGGAAATGGATGGTATGTTTTAGAGCCTGGTGCGGCTTTTAAATTTAATTTAAATAATAATGATGCGCCAGTATTTATTGATATTATTCCACTTTTGTTAGATTTGGATGCGGCACAAGATTTAGATCGTCGTAAACAAATGTAGCAGTTACTAAAAATTATCATTCAGAAATTACCAATGGATAAAAATGGTGAATTGGTATTTGATGTTGATGAAGCAAGAGATATTCATAATAATGCAGTTGCTATGCTATAGCGTGCTATTGGAGTCGATGTATTAACTACTTTTGCGGATGTTGAAAGTATTGATATGTCTGATAAAAATACCACTACTACTAAAGACGATTTGGAAAAGGTTGAACGAGCTGTTTATAATTCAGCAGGTATTTCTAAAAATGTCTTTAATACTACAGGAAACTTAGCACTTGAAAAATCAATTTTAGAAGATGAATCTTCGGTTAGAAATTTATTACTATAGTTTATTGTATTTTTTGATAATATTATATAGAAAATAAATACAAATAAAAAGAAATATGCCTTTCGTTTTTATATGCTTGAAACTACTCAATATAATTATTAGGCTTTATCAAAGATGTATAAAGAACAAGCATAGATGGGACACTCTAAAATTTTACCATAGATTGCTCTTGGACACTCTTAGAGTTTTATCTTAAATACTGCATATTTTGAGAATAAAGTATTACATTTAACTGAGTTAATGCTACCAAACTTATTAAGTTCAACAATGAATCTTGCAGATTTATTGGGTAGAAATGACCAAAATAGTACAAATAATAATCAAAAAACTACAGAAGGAAAAAATAAAACAGCAGTTTCTGCTAAAACTTCTGAGTAGAAATAGGCTGGTCGGCCTGAAAAAGATAACGACCAAAAAAGTGAAAAAACAATTTAGAATAAAGAATCTATGAATTAAAAAGGGGGATTAAAATGAAACATAATAGTGTCTTAAAATTAAATTCTCCTATTGAATTTATTGAGAGTTCTAAAATTAGTCCTTTTATTTCAAAAGTTTAGATAAAAGTATGTTATGTTGGTGATGAACCTAATCGTAATCGCTCAATTATTACTAAAGAAGTTGCAAAAGAAATGGCTCCTAGTTTGCGCGGTTGCCCAATAGTTGGATTTTATAATGAGGCAAACCAAGATTATGAAGAACATAATAAACAAATTAATATTTCAAACGGAAAATGGGAATTGACAGATTCTACCGTTCCATATGGTTTTGTAGATTTAAATGCAAACATATGGTTTGCAACTTATATTGATGATGAAGAAAATGAAAGAGAGTACTTATGTACCGAAGGATATATTTGGGATCATGCTTTCCCTGAGGCGAAACGAATTATAACTAAAGGTAATAATCACTCCATGGAGCTTGATGAAGATACTTGCGATGCTTTTTGGACAAGAGATGATATAGGAAGACCTCAATTTTTTATTATAAATGAGGCTTTTTTTTCTAAACTTTGTATTTTAGGAGAAAACAATGAACCTTGTTTTGAAGGTTCACAAATTACTAAATTTTCATTAGTTATTGATGAAAATTTCCAATAGAAAATGTATTCAATGATGAATGAAATAAAAGATTTATTAGCAAAAGGAGGAACAAAGAATATGTTTACTACTTACGCAGTTGAAATTGGCGATGCTCTTTGGTCTTCTTTATACCGCTATATTTAGACTAAATTCCCTAACAAAGAAGATGAATGTTGGGGTTCTAAATATTCTATTGATGGCGTTTATGAAGAAGGAACTTAGAAATTTGCAATTCTTTTTGATCGTAATGAACAAAAATATTTTCGTTTAAACTTTTCTTTATCTGAAGCTGAAGGTTTTGTAACTGATGATAGTTTAATTGAGGTTACAAAGACTTATCAACCTGTAAACGCTTTTTCGGAGCAAGATGTTAAAACATATGCTTTACAGTTTAAAAAACAAGAAGAAAAATAGGGCAAAACAGAACAAAAAGATAAAAAAGATTCTGAAGAATCATCAGAGGGTAAAAAAGAAAAAGATGAAGACGACGACGATGATGACAAGAAGAAAAAAGCGGAGTCTAAAAAGTTTTCTTATAATTCTCTTGATGAAATTCCTGAATATATTTCATTACAAAATAAATTTTCTGAGGCAAGTACCAAATTAGAAAATTTACAAACAACCATTACTTCTTTACAAAATGAGTTAAGCTCACTTCGTGAATTCAAACAAGAGGCTGAGAAAAAAGATAAAGAAGCAATGATTGCTAAATTCTATATGTTATCTGATGAAGATAAAGCAGATGTTGTAAAGAATATTAATACTTATTCTTTAGACGAAATTGAATCAAAGTTATCTATTTTATGTGTTCGTAACAAAGTAAGTTTTGCTGAAGAGGATACAAAAAAAGAATCTTCAGAAACTACTTATAGTCTTACTGACACTGATGATAGTTCTACACCTGCTTGGGTAAAAGCAGCGTTAGAAACTGAAAAAACATTACACTAATGAAGGAGGAATATCAACGATGATGTTTAAAGATTTTTTAAATAGCCGTCTTCCTGTGAAATCACAGGCTAGTTATGTTGAGTTCGGCTATGGTCAAGTTGAACCAAATCATCTTTCTGCTCAAAGAACTGGTCAAATTTATGCTCAACTTCCAGCTGCTCCCAGTATTGACATTTTAGAGCAAGGCCAGTTTGTAAAATATGACTACGCTGCTAGCAACAGCAATGGCGTAGGTTTAGTAGATTTCACCGGACCTGGTGAATGGATGCTTGTATACAATGAAATCAAGCTTTACCGCGATCATCCAGATGGAAGTAAACAATGGGATTGCGAATTTGCTATGTTGAAAGATGACTATCAAGCTCGTATTTATAGTCCATATGATTCTGCAAATGCCGAAATTGAATACAAAGATTGGCATAGACTTAATGGTACTGATGAAAAAGGTAATACTTCCTTAACTTTAAATCAGTATGTAACCCTTGATGTTGAGGGGCAAACAGTTACTATTAACGGTGATCGTTATAATGTTACTGAAGCTACTATTCCTGCACAAGGTACTGAAGGTGAAGATGGTTATAAACCAGCTTATACCGCAAAAGTATTCTCTTACAAGGGTACACAATATGAACTTGATGAAAATGGAACTTCAAAAACACAGGTTCCTGTTGAATATGCTTATGATGATGTAACAAAAGATGTTGAAGATATTTACGAGTGGGGCTTCACCAACGATCCTTGGAGAAGACTTGGTATTTACCATGAGAAAAAGATGCCCGCTGGTACTTCAATGGTTCCTCGTGTCTTAAAGACTAACGTAGGAGATATCTATACCACTAACACTATTAATCTAGCAACTAACGCTAATACAGGAGAATTCACTGAGACTCTTACTGTCGGTGATCCTCTATATGTTGGTGATAAAGGTATTTTAGGTAAAACAAAGAAAACCACTGCCAATGCTAATGGTGCTGTTTCTGGCGATATGGTATGGCAAGTAGTTAAACTATACACAATGCCTGATGGACAAAAGGGCGCAAAACTTATGCGTATCGCTTAATGAAAGGAGAGAAGAATAATGTCATTAGATAGAAATAATCTTGTAGCGTTAATGAAACAAGTTGCTAAAGCCGATCCTTCTGCTCCTGTTGCTTACTCTTATGATGGTAAACAACTTTCTTATGCAGCATTAAACTAGACTTTACGTAATGAGTTAAATGAATTGGCTGGAACTTATGCTGATTATCGTGAAAACAAAAACTTAATTTTCTCAATGATGGAAGAAACTTTGGACGAAGTACTTCCAAAGAAAGTAAAACAACAATATGAACAATTTGCAGAAGTTAAAACTTTCGCACAAGGCGACAAACCTGTATTCCGTCGTCCTCTAAGTACACGCGCTCGTGCAAAACAGTTTGTAACTCGTGTTGGACTTGCAGGTATGTACGAAGTATTTAAACTTGGTCCTGCTGAGAAAGAGAGCTTCGAAGTTCGTACAAGCGCTATCGGTGGAGCTGCTCAAATTGGATTTGAGGAATTCCTTGATGGTCGTGTAGACTTTGCTGAAGTAACTCGTATTATTATGGAAGGCATGGACGAGCTTATTTACAAAGAGGTTGCGGCTGCTCTTAAAGCATCTGTAAACCAACTTCCTCCTGCTAACCGTGTTGCGGCCGTAGGTTTTGATGAAGGCGCAATGGATCGTCTAATCCAAATTGCCGCTGCTTATGGTACACCTACTATTTACTGTACTCATGAGTTTGCTGTAAAAATGATTCCTAATGAGGCTTGGCGTTATACTGAAGATATGAAGCGTGAGCTTTGGAACACAGGTCGTCTAGCTTCTTATAAAGGAACTAAAGTTATTATTCTTGAGCAAGGTTTTGAAGATGAAACCAACACTCGTAAAGTAATTGATCCTGGTTATGCTTGGGTTATTCCTACTGGAGCAGACGGAAAACCAGTAAAAATTGCTTTTGAGGGTGGCACAATTGTTGATGAATTTAACAACTATGACCGTTCTCGTGAAATCCAAGTATACAAAAAAGTTGGTGTAACAGCAATTCTTGCTAACAATATTTGCTGCTATGTTGATACTGCTTTACTTGGTCAAATGATTAATTGGAATCTTGACGGTGTTACTGGTCAAGTTGCAACATATGATGGTCGCACCAGCGGCACTATTGACAAACCTTAATTTAATATAAGTTAAAGTTATAGGGGAGACGGGGAAAATCCCCTCTCCCCATTTTTTTATTATAGAGAAAAAGGAGAATAAAATATATGATTACCGAAGATACTATTTATAATGTAAAAAACAGAAGTTCAAGCACTGTAGTGTATAAAATTCCTGAAACTAATTTGCGCCGTGAGTTTGCGCCCGGTGAAACAAAACGTATTTCATTTGGTGAGTTAGAAAAATTAACATATCAAACTGGCGGTCGTACTCTATTAGAGCAATTTTTATAGATTATGGATGAAGATGTTACTTCTAATTTAAATGTAAAAAGAGAAGTTGAATATGATATGTCAGAGGCTTAGGTAAGAGATTTACTTTTAAAAGGCTCATTAGATGCTTTTCTTGATGCTTTAGATTTTGCTCCTATTGGAGTAATTGATTTAATCAAAGTGTTGGCAGTAAAATTGCCTTTAACTGATTTAAATAAAAGAAGAGCCCTGTTAGAGAAAACTGGTTTTGATGTAGATAAAGCAATTCAGCATATTGAAGAAGAATATCAAGAGCAAGAACAAGAGCATATTACACCGCCAGCTTCTGAACGTAGGGTAAAAACAAATGACGCCCCAACAGGTCGTCGCACAACTTCTAATTATAAAGTTGTCAGCAGAGAATCCAAAGATTAATAATAGGAGGCGTGAATAGTGAATACATCTTTTAAAACTATTTACGACTGCTTTCTCGGGAAAATTACTGATGATATGTATGTGGAATTAACTCCAGAAGATACATTAAGAGATTTATAGATGTTATTAATTAACGCTTTACCTAATTTTGAATTTCCACGATTTCCAACAGATAATTATGTTGTTGATGTAGTTATAAAAAATAAGAATGATATATCTGAAGATGATTTTGTGATTGGATCAACAACTGATATTTTCAGAGACAATCCTTTTCTTCCAGAGCCTCCAACAGAAGATGATGATTTGATTTATGTTGATCAATCATCTTTTAATCTAGAATTAACATCGGAAGAGGTTAATATAATTGCGACTTTAATGATGTGCGGTTGGGTTCAAAGACAAGTAACCTCTATTGAAAACACTCGTATGAAATATTCAGGTAGTGATTTTAAAATGACTTCACAAGCTAACCATTTGCAAAAATTAATGGGGTTATTATCTGAGTGCCAAAAACAGTCACTTCATTTATAGCGTTTGTATAAACGTAGACGTTTAATTCAAAATGAGAACAGCCCGTTTAATGGACTCTTTCGTTCTAATTGGGATGTATTAGGAAGAGGGGTATATTATGACAGATATGACAACTAAATATGGCATAAATATTACCTCTGATGAAGCATTTGAAAAAAATATTACACGTTTAACAAATCAAATATGGAAATTAATTCCTATGAAAGAAAATAATGAGGATTGGGAAAAACAATTAAATACAGTTATTTTAGAAATAGCGGGGTTAAATGAAATTTTCATTAACAACCCGCATTTTCTATAGTTACTCTCAAAATTAGAGGGTATAGGTGCTACCGATCTTGAATTTAATTTTTATCGTAAAACTGTATTTGAATCAATTAGATTGTTACGGGGGTTATGCCAATGAGACCGACAGATTATGCTACACAAGAATTGCGCAATCTTGGAGGAAGAGTTGGATAGTTATCTTCTCCTAAATTTGAGGCAACTTCTACTTCTGGGGTTGCTATGATGGCTAAAAGACTATCTCAAATGGGCGGCCGCACACAGCAAGAGCGTATGATCCGAGATAAGCGTCGAAGCTTAGATAAAGCATTACTTTATTCTTACCAAGGTGCTTTTGTAAAAAAAGTACAAGATTTAGATACTATATCTATTCCTAAAGAAGATTTGATTAATTAGCCACCTGTTCG